AACACCCAGCTTTTTAACTTTCGCTGGACTACTAATCCAAATTGGCATATCAAAGGTCAATGTTGCAATATCAATTGATTCATCGGCCATTGCAGGAACAGTTCTAGATGTCCATAGCGTATCACTTAATTGTACGTAGGTTAAACTAGTCCAATCAATGTAATTATCAGTGCTTTGTATTTCTAAGCTAGGGTTGAATAGTGTTAGTATTTGTTCAAGCAACTGCATTTTTTGCTCGGTGTTACTAGTCCATATATCTAATTTAATTGTTAGTTTATACGGCACTGGCATTAAACGTTCTATAGTATAAGCATCACCTTGCTGCGTACCGTATAATCCAGTCTCCGGATCGTATTGGCGTTCACGTAAGTTCATTTTACTTACAAAATTTGGCTCTTGCATGCGAGCTTGTTCATAAGTTAAAGCACTAATATAAGCAGCCATTGCTGGTGTAGCATTTAGTGTATTCTCACTATTACCTTTTAAAATGATCTGTGACTGTCTACTAGCATCACCGTAGTAAACTGGAACACGTTGCAATGTTCGATTGCCAGCCGCATCCTTTCCAAATTCAACTTCAAAGTTACTTACTGCCCTAATAAACTGTACTAGGAAGCGTCGAAGTTGACCGTCATAAAAATATTGTTGCATTAATTATCTGCCTTTGGTTTCAATGCTTGACTTAAACTCTGTCTAACTGTGACATTACCTGAATTATTAACAAAAGTATCGGTGTCGTTAACAAAACGGCTACGTTGTGTAGTATTGTCTGGACCTGGAGTTAATCTTGTTCGTACATTATCTTCAATCTTAATCCAACGACGACCATCAAATCTAAATAAACGATTTGGCAAATAATCAGTGCGTAATGCATAATCGCCAATCTTGGGACTAGTAGGAAATGCTATTCCTGTGGTAACTGGTAAACCGTTTGGTGTTTTGCCGTCACCGGTTAAGTATCCGTGTACAATATCCTCAGGGCTCATTACTGCAGTATCACTAGTTATAGTGCCCGAATCTGTGGTTACATTACCATCTCCGGTAATACCACTTGGGTCTCCGGGATAACCTGCAGGCTCTAACGGTTTAATATATAAATGACTAACATCATACCCAGAAAACGGAACATTGGATTCTGCTTCTTTAATAATAGCATCATTGATGTCTTGATACTTGCTAATAATACTGCTGACTGATCCCAGTGTAATATTACCGCCGGTACCAGGTATGGCTTCGTCAACTTTGATTTGATTTAATATGTCTTTGTATTCTTGACTGTCAGTTAACGGATTAATCTTACAGCGCCATAAGTGCGGCCACCAAGTTGGACTAAATCCTTCTGATGCATTATTGGTATCACCAATGACATAGAATCTTTTTAATGCTACTGGTAGACTAGTATCTAACGGATTATAATCTTTAAGATGCATTAACTCAATGACATCACCGGCTATTAGTTTACGCCCAATGGTTTCAATCATATCATTGATATGGAATACTATAAACAAGGTACCTGTTTGTAAGAACATACCAAATTGACTTAGGTCAAATGTTATGTCTTGTGTTTGATAAATGCCACGCAATAGATACACACTAGTATCGTACTTTCGGTCTCTGTTTTCTAAGAAAAAGAGATCTTGGATATTCATTGCACTATCGTTGATGTAACTGGGTTTAGTTGCATCAGTGTAAAACTTTACGGTTGCTCCAGTAGCAATGATACTGGTAGTTGGTGCAGATAAATCAACTGTGGTTGCTGTTTTGGCCACTACAGTTGCCCCAGTTGGGACGCCCGTTCCTACCACATACATACCTAAGTTTACATCGGCTGTAGTGTCAAATGTTAACGTAATACCGGTTGAACCCTGTGCAGCATTTGTGGTTTTTACTAAGTTCTGCTCGTTTACACCAAGATACTTGTGTACATAAATTCCAGTTCCACCAACGGTAAACATCTCGCTCATGCGGCGATCTATAAACTTATAATCGTTGCTGTGTTTTCCTTCTTTCCAAAGTGATAATCTTGGCACAATAAAATCCTCGTATCTAGTATTTAGTTTACGCCCAATTTGACAGAAAATAGCGTAAAGTGTATAATTATGGTTATGGATGAGTTCAATTCTTTAGACGACTGGGCGTTGCTAGATCAGCAACTACGCCGTAATATGCAGGAGTTGTATAACGGAAGCAATCGTCGACAGTTGCTTAAAATGCGCGATAACTTATACAATAGCGTAACAGAGTTAAGTAAATTAGAAATTGATGCCCGCAGAACGGGCAATTATGTAAAGCACAACGAACAGTTAGATAAATGTAAACAAGAGTTGCAAGAATTACAACAATGGCTTATGTTTGCAACCTTACTTGACACAAAACCTGAAGAGTAGTATAATGTTATATTCTAAGTAACAAGGAGCAAAAATGGCTACAGCACAAAGCGTAAAAGCACCCAAAAAAGCAGCAAAGAAATCTCGCGATCCTTTGTTTGCTGACGAAAAATATACAGGCGGCGAACCCGTTTGGGATACTGAACGTGCAGCTAAAATGTCACAAGATGAATTTGACCACTTCCTGCGTAAGAGCTTTGCATATTACAATTATTATTACAGCCAGAAAGACCTCAAAAAGCATATGGTCAAATGGATGCAAGAGAATGGGTATAGCAAGAAAGATGTAAGTGCATTTATCCGCAGCCCAGATCGTTCTGTGCCAATGACAGCATATGGCTTGCTCATGGCTAATAAACAGGGTATGCCGTTGCGTGAAAAAGAACTTAATTACTTGAAAGAACGTATTGCTTTTGCTATTACCGAAGCCGAGCCCGAAGTAGTTGAAGTAACTGCCACAGAAAAAGTCGCAGTAAAACTCCCAACTATCCAAGACAGACTTAATGAAAAAACAATTGAGCACCTAGCATATTTTGAAGGCTTGTATGACGAAGTTGTACTAGGTGGCACAGTTGATCCAAAAGCATTTGATTACTTGACTGCTAATACAGTACCACAAAGCCAAATTAACAAATTTGTAGAACTATTCAGTGCCCGCAAAGCAGAACTAGGTGCAGCACAAGGCCGGTTGTTTGAAGATTATGCGGAATCGTACAAACACTATAAAGCAGCGGATTATAAACGCCACTATGCGTTTTTAGATGCCGTACTTGATGGGCTAGAACAGTACCGCGGTGTTAAAAAAGCAACTAAAAAAGCCCGTGTCAAACGTGCGCCTAACAAAGAAAAGCTAGTTAGCAAACTCAAGTACATGCGGGAAGAAAAGACACTGAAACTAGTGTCCGTTAATCCAGTGGATATTATTGGCGCACAAGAACTATGGGTGTACAATTCTAAAACCCGTAAACTATACAAGTATGTTGCCGACAGTTTAACTGGACCGTTAGGTATTAAAGGTACTAGCTTAACCGGATTTGACCTAGCAAAGAGTGTGGGCAAAACACTACGTAAACCCGAAGAAAAACTTAAAGAGTTTGCTAAGGCAAGTAAAGTACAGTTACGCAAGTTCTTGGAAGATATCAAAGCCACAGAAACCCTGGGCAATGGGCGTATGAACGAAGATACTGTACTGCTCCGAATCAACTAACTACTAGGTGTCCTGGTAAATACAATACTAGGACACCATAATGGCTACAGCAGATACTACCAATTTTTACGCCAACGGCGTAATCGTAACCGACAGTTTATACAATTCCTCTACCGGCACAGGTACAGGACATATTGCCTATGATCCCACTGGAGCATTAGGCGAAACTGCCGCTCCAGAACTTGAAGTAGCACAAACAAAACGCACTGAAATTGTTGACTATATTCGCTTACGTTTAGCTGACGGAATAGTTGATGTTGAACTAGATAAAGAACACTATGAAATGGCTATTAAGCAAGCCTTGCTTAAATATCGCCAACGTGCAGCAAACAGCCAAGAAGAAAGCTACGCCTTTCTAAAACTCAAACCTGAAACACAAGAATACATACTGCCCAACGAAGTCATGGACGTTCGTGCTGCATTTCGTCGTGGTATTGGTAGCGTAACAGGTACAACAGCCAGCCAATTTGAACCATTTAGTTCGGGTTATTTAAACACCTACATGCTAGTTGCAGGTCGTGTTGGTGGTTTACTAAACTATGAATTGTTTGTTGACTATCAAAAACTAAGCATGAAGATGTTTGGTGGCTACTTGAACTTTACATTTAACAAGACAACCAAGAAGTTGGTACTGATACGTAAAATGCCTTACGCTGGCATTAACGTACATGAAGATCAAATGGAAGATTGTATGCTACAAATATACAATTATAAACCCGAAAGCATGTTGTTAAATGATTATCAGGCGTTTCCGTGGATTCAGGAATATGCTTACAGTTTTGCGAAACGTATACTTGGTGAAGCACGTGAGAAGTTTGCCAGTATTGCGGGACCACAAGGTGGCACACAGCTTAACGGTGCCAGTTTAAAATCAGAAGCAGCAACAGAAATGCAGGAATTAGAACAACAACTAAAAGATTTTGTTGATGGCTCGCAGCCTTTAACATGGGTAATTGGATAAAATGAAAATTAAAGATATTATTGCAGAAGGCAAGACGTCGGAAATGGACGAGAATCACGAAGCCGCACATCAAGGTAACATATACAAGGCACGTGATGTAGGTGGGTATGATCGCACTTATCATATGAATCGTATGATGATGGCAATGGCTAAAGCAGATGGTAAGAGTACTAAAGCAGTAGATAGCCCAAAAGATACATGGTTTGAAAAGTACAATACCATCCACCCATATACCAAAGAAGAAGATAATATGGTAAAGGCTGCATTAAAGACTATTCCATCTGACAGTAAAATTGCAAGTAAGGACAGTAAAAGCAAAGAATCCAAAGATGTGCATAACATAAGTCCGGTCGCAGCCAGAAAAAAGAACAAACACGGCGTTTGACTTTTACATACAAGTATATTAAAATGCTCCTATAAGGGGCATTTTTTATGATCATAGGAATCACAGGCTTTATTGGTAGCGGCAAAGACACAGCAGCAAACTACCTTGTAGCACAACACGGATTCAAACGTGACAGCTTTGCTGGTGCACTCAAAGATGCAGTTGCACAAATATTTGGTTGGGATCGTGAACTACTTGAAGGACTTACGCCTGAAGCCCGTGAATGGCGTGAACAAATAGACCCTTGGTGGGCTAATAGATTAGACATGCCACGTCTTACTCCACGTTATATGCTACAACTATGGGGGACAGAAGTATGCAGACAAGGATTCCACGATGATATTTGGATTGCTAGTATGGAAAATAGACTACGCAAAACTGTAGATGACATTGTTATTAGTGATGTTAGATTCCCTAACGAAATAGCAGCGATACGCAGAGCCGGCGGCGTGTGCGTTTGGGTACAACGAGGAGAACTCCCTGTGTGGTACAATTGTGCATTAACAGCGAATACTACACCAGAAGATCAACAATGGTTACTAGAAGATGCACACCAACTAATGCCACAGAAGTACCCACAAGTACACCAATCAGAGTGGGCCTGGATCGGGCAAACGTTTAATTATACAGTTGATAATAACAGTACTGTAGAGCAACTATACAAACAGATTAGTAATCTGCTACCAGCGGACTTTCACGCCAAGTAGTTTTTCCAGTATTCAGCTCTATCCTACAATTAGCACACACAGATCTTAGATTCTGCCAATCGTTGTTTTTTAGGTTACCATCAATATGAAACACAAATAATTGAGTAGCTAATTTTCCTTTAAAGTTGCAACGTTCGCAGACTGTTTTCTTTTTATATCCAGCTTTAACCCAGGCTGGAATTTCCTTACCTTTTTTGCCCTTTCTTGCACAAGCAGCACAAACTTTACGATACCGTATCTTATCACCAGATCTATAGTTTATTGCTGCAGGATTGCCGTGGCATGCAGTACATAATGGTCTATTCATATGAATATTTATAGCAAAACCTTTTGAAAGGCACCTGTAACCACCTAAATTTAAAACACTATTATAAATATAAGAAACTGTTTTTTAAAAGGATAAAAACATGGCACTAGTATCTCCAGGATTAGAAATTACCGTAACTGATGAGAGTCAGTACGTACCAGGTGCAGTAGGCACAGTACCCCTAGTTATTTTAGCAACCGCACAAGATAAAACTAACCCATCTGGGTCAACGGCTGCTGATACAACTGCTTCAAGAGCAGGAAAGTTGTTAGCGTACACAAGTCAGCGCGAATTAATCAATGCAATGGGATATCCAAGCTTTCAGCAAAGCTCAGCAGGAACTCCATTACATGGTGACGAGCGTAACGAATACGGGTTAATGGCTGCTTATAGTGCTCTAGGTACTGTAAACAAGATTTATGCTATTCGTGCTGACGTGGATCTAATGGCATTAGAAGGTACTAGCGTTCGCCCCATTGGTAGCGTAGCAGATCAGACTCACTGGATGGATTTATCAACTACTACCTGGGGAATTAATGAATGGGATGCAGTTACAGGATCGTTCACAGTTAAATCACCACTATTAATTACTTCAACAACGACTCCGACGTCGGACATTGGTCAAATTGGCCAATATGCAGTGGCATGGAATGGTACTTATGCAATACTATGGTATAAAAATCGTAGTAATGATTGGGTAGAATTAGGAACATCAACCTGGGCAACATCTTGGGCAACTATTAGAGGAACTACTACTAGTACTACTACTGCTGCTAGTGATTCAATAATAATTAACGGGATTACTGTTTCAGTTGGTAGTAAACCAAATTTTACCGCTGTAGCCGCTGCAATTAATGCAGCATCCATTGACGGTGTTACTGCCGAAGTAGTTAACGATAAACTAGAATTATATGCTACAGCAGCAGCAATGAGTAATAATGCTGATGCTGATGGCAAAATTGCTATCACTAACCATGTTGGTACTCCACTAGCGACTCTAGGTATTACAGCAGCTTCGTATCCTAATGGGTATGCAAAGCCAGAATTAACTTATGGAACATTTGTTAATATTCCAAGTTGGAGTAGTTTTGATGCAGTACCAAGACCAAGTGGAAGCATTTTCCTTAAACTTGGAGCAACTGGTGCTGGTGCCGATGTTGTTATTAAAAAATACAGTAGTTCGGCTGCATCATGGGCTACGTTGGCAACTAGTTTTTATGCTAATTTTTACGATGCATTATACGGACTTGATCCATCAGGTGGTGGAAACGGAATTGCAGCTGGTACAGTATGGATTGGTTACGATCCGTACCAAACTGGAACAGGTGGATATAGACCATATCGTCGTAGAGTAGCAGGAAAAACTACAGTAAGCGGAAGCGCGATTGGTTCAAGTCCTTTTACAGCCGGCGATGAGATAAGCATTTCTGTAACACAAATTGGAACTTCGGCACTATTTAGTACAGTTGTTACGTTGTCAGGGACAACTCCTAGTAGTTTTGTAGCAGACGTACTAGCAGCTAATATTCCAGGATTAGGTATTTCAGTTACTAGCAATATTATTACATTTGAACATATATACGGTGGTGATATATATCTAACAGATGTGTCGGGCTCGCCTACAGCAGACGCAGGCTTTAGTAGTAACACAGCAGGAGCAATTTATTTTTCAACGTTTGATGTATTAGCATTAACTAATTGGGAAGCGTTAACATATACCTACAGCTCCACTGAGCCATATATGGCACCAGCTGAAGGTACATTATGGTATTATAATGATCCAGCTAGTGTAGATATCATGATTAATGATATTGGCGGTTGGAAAGGTTACAAAAACTCATATTATGATGGTACTAAAACTGATGCTCGTGGTTACGACTTATCGGCAACTGATGCAAATGGTGTAATTGTCAGCGCAAGTGAACCAACATATCAAAGCGATGGCACTACTAATTTAGCAGCTGGTGATATTTGGCTTGATTCTGGTGACTTAGAAAACTATCCTGTACTATATCGTTATGATGGTAGTAACTGGGTTCTAATAGATAACACTGACCAAGTTGGACAAAATGGTATTGTATTTGCTGATGCACGTTGGGATACTGACGGCACAACAGACATTATATCAGGCAGTTTGCCAGCAGTAACTGATTTATTAGTAAGTAACTATCTTGATCAAGATGCACCTGACTATAGATTATACCCTCGTGGTATGTTACTATTCAACACACGCCGAAGTGGATTTAATGTTAAACGTTATGTTGGTAATAAGTTTAACGCTACATCGTATCCAGATTTACCTGCAGTACCAGGAGCAGACAGCATGTTGCCTGCTGTTAAGGATACATGGCAAACAGCCAGCGGATTGAAAGACAACGGTAGTCCTTACATGGGTCGCCAAGCACAGCGTCATATGGTAGTTGCTGCAATGCAAGCCGCAGTAATTGCAAATACTCAAGTTAGAGAAGAGCAATATGCATTTAACATTATATGTGCACCGGGGTATCCCGAAGTCATTGATGAAATGGTTGCTTTAAATAATGATCGTGCTAATACTGCATTTGTTATTGGTGACACACCAATGCGTTTAGCACCAAATGCAGTTGATATTGCAGATTGGAGTAATAATACTAATGGTGATGGACTAGCAACAGCAGATCCTTACTTAGCGGTATATTATCCATGTGGTAAAGCTGCTGACCTACAAGGAAATGAAATTGTAGTTCCTTCTAGTCATATGGCATTGCGTACAATGATTCACAGTGATAATGCATCATATCAATGGTTTGCACCAGCTGGTACACGTCGTGGTCTAGTAGATAATGCAAGTAGCATTGGTTACATTAATTCAACTACAGGTGAGTTTGAGTTTAATAGTATTCGTACAGGATTACGTGATACATTATACGAAAACAAGATCAATCCTATTACTAATTTACCAGGAGTTGGTTTAGTAGTTTGGGGACAAAAGACACGCAACCCAACAGCAAGTTCGTTGGATCGTATCAATGTTGCACGTTTAGTTAACTACTTACGTACAATTCTTGCTAGTGTTGGTAACGGATTCTTGTTTGAACCAAATGACAAGATTACACGTGATCAAATTGCAAATATTGTTAGTGGAGCAATTAATGACTTAGTTGCAAAGCGCGGTGTTTACGATTACCTAGTAATTTGTGACGAAACTAATAACACTCCAACTCGTATTGCTCGTAACGAACTATACGTTGATATTGCAATTGAACCAGTCAAAGCAGTGGAGTTTATCTATATCCCAATTAGATTAAAGAATCCAGGTGATATAGCAGCAGGAGTTTAATATGGGTAAGGGGGTGTAAAATACCCCCTAGAAAATTTTGAAAAAAATTTGATAAATACCTATAATAGGAGAATAAAATGGCGATTGCCTCATTAACAAAATTTACAGTACCTTTAGCAACAAACCAAAGTGCAAGCACCCAAGGTTTGTTAATGCCAAAACTAAAATATCGCTTTCGTGCAATATTTGAGAATTTTGGAGTTAGTTCAGAACGTTCTGAACTTACAAAACAAGTAAGCGATATTAGTCGTCCAAACTTAAACTTTAACCCGTTTGTAATTGAAGCGTACAACAGTAAAGTTAACTTAGTAGGTAAACCAAGCTGGGAACCAGTTAATGTTAATTTACGTGATGATGCAGGCGGCAACGTAAGTAAACTAGTTGGTGAGCAGATTCAGAAACAATTTGACTTCGCAGAACAAGCGTCGGCTGCATCAGGAATTGACTATAAGTTTACTTTAAAGTTTGAAATGCTTGATGGTGGCAATGGTGCAAATCAACCTACAGTATTAGAAACCTGGACCTTGTATGGTGCATTTATTACTACAGTTAACTATGGTGAAATGAATTATGGCACCAGTGAACCAGCAATGATTGCATTAACAGTTACATACGACAATGCTATACAATCACCAGTTGGCGTTGGTATTGGAACTGCCGTATCTAGAACGATAGCAGGTATTGTTACTGGATAAGTAATCTATTAACACAACTTAAATACCTGGTAATTTCCAGGTATTTTTTTTGGCATAAATACCTATAACTATTATGTCAGACATCTTTAACAATTTTTTTAAACAATTAGCTCGTGGAGATCAAATACACGACTTTCAACACGCCGCACGATTATTTGTTGATAACAATTTTAGACTAAGTCCAAAGTCCAATTGGATTTATCATGTATTTTTTGACATCAATCCACAACTTACCAAGATAAGAGATAAGAACAAGTTAGTGGAACAAGGCATGTTAGTTAAGGCAATTGATTTACCTAAATTTAACATACAAAATAAAACTCTTAACGAGTACAATAGACCTAATATTATCCAAACAAAAATAAACTATAGCGACATTAATATCACTTTTCATGATGACATGGCAAATGTCATACGTGGGTTTTGGTATGACTACTTAACATATTACTATAGAGATTTAGACATTGGATACAGTAGCTCGTCGGGCACTGTAAATCCAGTGCATCAAACACCGTCGTTATATAGTAACACACAAAGAGATTTATTAAACAAATTTGGGTATAGCCCTAGATCTTTTGATTCTCAAAACGAACAACAGTTTATTCAAGCTATTAGAATTTATAGCTTGCATCAAAAGAAATTCAGTGAATATACATTAGTGAATCCGATGATTTCTTCTTTTAGTCACGGCAGTCATGATTCTAAAGGTGGCGAAGGTCTTGACTGTTTAATGAGCGTTGCCTATGAAACAGTACTGTATGCTAGTGGTTACGTAACACCAAATACAGTCAGAGGATTTGCAGATTTACATTACGATAAATCACCAAGCCCGCTTACACCAGCTGGCGGCGGTACTAACAGTATTATGGGTCCGGGTGGTATTCTAAGTGCAGTGGACGAAGTAATTAAAGATGGCAGTGCAGGAAATTTTGGTGCTGCGGCATTTAAAGCGTTCAGAGCAGTAGAAAAAAACAAGAATGTTGATCTAAGAGGACTTGCTAAAACAGAATTAACTACTGCATTGACCGATGTGCTAAGTCTTAAAGATCCAAGAGATAAGTTTTTTATTCCTACCACCGGATCGTTAACAAATAATAACTTCCCGGGAATACAAAATGCAAGTGGATCAACTGGATTAGCATTTGGCAGCGCAATTAGCAATGGATTATCTGTTAATCTAAAATCGTTAGGTGCCGGATTAGGCATTGGTTCAGGCCTGTCAGGTATATCGCCTCCATCAGTTACTGCAGCTACCAATGTTGGTGGCGGAGCATTCATTAGTTCAAGTACAGGCCAAGGTCTAGTAGATTCTATCAAAGGAGCTATTTCGGGTATTGGTGGAAAACTTTCCGGAGGTTCATTGAATCAAGTCTTTAATGTTAATAAAGCCGGAGAAGTTACTTCAAGTGTGCAACAACCTAGTTTTGATTTTTTAGCTGACGCAGTAAGAAAGCAACAAGAGAATGTAAAATCATTACAATCAATTGAAGCTTCTAGTGCATTAACTACAGCACTATCTGGATTACCACAAGGAGTTAGCGGATTGACCGGAATACCCAATGGAGCATCAATTTTCCAAACTGGAACTAGTCAGCTGGCCAGTTTTGCATCAAGTGTGTCTCCAACATCTATATTAAGTCAAACACCATTCTCTTCAGGAATAGTACCACCGTCAACAAATATTGCGTCAGAATCTGCTAAAGGTTTTGTTACTGGTGCAAACCCGGTTACCTTAACACCATGGAACGGTGGACCGCTAGGAAGTTCGACTCCACCGCCGCCTACACTAGAAGGTACTATTTAATATGGAATCAAATAGTCAAATTTTTACAACTACGGTGTTTGGTAACAGCAGCGGATTAACTCAAGAACAACTAAATCAAAAAAATACAGAAACAGTTGAAATGGTATATCAAGAAAGAATTATATCTAAGATGAATAATCGCCAACCAATAGTGCCTAGTAATCAACATATAGCTAAGGATTAATAATGGCTAACGTCGTAAACACTGTCAAACATCCCACTAATCTTCAGCCGGTTAATTTAAATTCTTTCATTGAAAGAGACGTACAGAAATATTTTAATAACTTTTTTGACGTTCCAATTGAAGTGTCATCTAATATAGATACAGCTATTGTTGGATATTTTGAAACAATAGCTGATAACAAGGATGCTGCTCGTGCATTAGCAAGCGCAGTAATTTATACTAGCGTAAAACAAGGTATAAATCCAATGGAGACCTTAAAGGAATTTCAAAAACTCCCACGCGGCGAACTTGATGCATACATTGCTATGTTCTTAAACATTGATAGAATTGGAACATCATTTCTTGGTGTAACTAATAGTCCTGCGATTAACAAGTATGTAACTAGAACTATATTAGCATAATGGGAAAATACGCTAACGGATTTTATCAAATTGTTAATGCTGACAAGTATGTAGGCAAGAAAGTACCTCAGTTCCGCAGTTCGTGGGAACATAGCTTTATGCGCTTTTGTGATGAGAACCCGGCAATATTACAATGGGCAAGTGAAGCAATACACATTCCTTATCGTAATCCGTTTACAAATAAAAATACAATTTACGTACCTGATTTTATGATTATGTATGTAAACAAAAACGGTGAAAAGTACGGCGAGCTAATAGAAATTAAACCCACAAAACAAACTACACTAGAAGCAGCAGGACGTAGCCCACGTGATCAAGCAGCAGCAGTACTAAACATGTACAAGTGGCAAGCAGCACAAGCCTGGTGCAGTCAAAATGGATTACGTTTTCGTGTCCTAACAGAAAATGATATCTTCCATCAGGGCCGAGCTCGGTAAATACGAGCATGACTAAGAAACTAGCCGAACTATTTGATCTTCCTGAAGTTCCTGCAGATGCCTCAGCAGAAACCAGCGAAGCATTTCAAACCATACAAGACCAACAAGACATAATAGCCCAGGTAGATGATGCTATAGACAAGATTGATCTAGCATTGCCCACAGTGCGCGACCTAGAAGCCAGCGATGAGGAAATGGACGAGCTTGCTAAACTAGCCAAAGAAAAATTTGAAGATCTAATGGATCTTGGGATGAATATGGATCCACGTTTTGGCGGGGTAGTATTTCAAACTGCCGGTACACTACTAGGGCATGCTATTACTGCTAAAACTGCTAAAATGGACAAGAAGCTACGCATGGTCAGCTTACAGTTACAAAAAGCAAGATTGGATCATCAAATGAGTAAAGATGATCCCGGAAATCGTGCAGTTGAAGGACAAGGAATAGTACTAGACCGTAATGCTCTACTAGAGCAGATTCTTCAAAAGAACAAAAACACATAAATACTCTATAAACAGGATAAAACCTATGAAAAGTCTACACGCTTACATTTCAGAACGAAATACAAACTACGAGTTTAGAATTAAAGTGGCTCGCCAAAACCCAAAAGAAGTGATGGAAGAAATTAAGAACGCACTAAATGCATACGAATTAGTAAGCATTACTACTCCTAAAAGTCTTCCAGTTATGGAACACAGAGAATTCCCTAAGTGGGGTGCATGCGAGTGTTGGCAGTTTGAAGCCACTGTAGCATATCCTACTACTCCGGTACAAATTGCACAACTATTGCGTGAGCGTACTGGTATGCTGGCTGAGTGGGTATGTGTTCTTGGCAAACAACAAGCCGACGACAATGATGCATTTGAAGCATATGGTAAAGACCATACTGGTGCATTGTTACTAGACGGCGAACTTAAAGATGTTGCTGGTGCACAAGACCTAGTTGGCGACAAGCGCAAGGATAGTATGCTTAAAGAACTAGATGCACAGTCACCTAAGATGGTTGGATTAAAGTCTGATCCTGCACTAACTTCAACTCGGGCTTCAGAAAAAACAAAAGCAGCATCAACAACAAATCAGATTCCACAAGGCGTTAAGAGTCCTGTAGGATCAAACCAAAATAAAATTACCGACATGCGTAAAGGAAAAAAATAATGTCAAACAATATCTATGATATCCTAAAGAAGTTTAACAATCTTGACTCAGTTAAAACTACTCTGACAGAGTCTGCCAAAGAGTGCAAAGTATGCGGTATGAAAAAATGCAAGTGTGAGGACAAGAAACATGAAAGCAAGAAGAAAGATAAGGTTAAAGAAAGCGCAATTGCTGAAGCAGTTGCACAAGTTGAACAACAACTAAATGAAAAGTACATGGGCTTTAAGAAAACTGCTGCCGCTGTTGCCAAAGGCGGTTCAGCCAAAGATCCCGAAGCCGTTGCAGCAGCAATTGGTCGTAAAAAGTATGGCAAAGAAAAGTTTCAGAAAGCCGCAGCCGCCGGCAAGAAGTTAGGTGAAGGCACAATACAAGAAGGTATGCACTTTAACAACAAAAAAGGTTGTTATGTCTGGGATGATGATACTGGTCGTGTAGACAAAGAAGATCTAACCCCACAGCAATTAGCAAAAATTAAGCAGTGGAAAGCAAAAAACCCAGGTAAAAAACAAGGCGGAGTCCAAACTGGGGAACGTGTACCATATGGCTCACAAGGCATTAAGAGATTTGAAGAAGGCCAAGGCGATGCAAATGAAGATGTTTTAACACCCAAGCAACAGAAATTTGCTAAATTGGCACCACCTCCAGACAAGATTACATACGCTGACAAAATTGCTGGTGCAAAAAAATCTAGTATGAAAGATGAAGGCAATGAGTTTAGCGGTGCATTAGCACAAGCAAAAGCACAGCACAAAGATAAGTTTAGCGTAGATGGTAAAACATATCCAGTAAAAGAAGGTTTCCCTACTGTAGCTGATGCAGAAAAGCGTATGCGTGAAAAAGAAGGTAAAACCGCACACGGTAAGAAAACTACTACAGCAACAGGTACCAAGCATGAACGTGATTATGATGCAGTAGACAAAGGTGCTGACGTTGATACAAGACAAAAAGGTCGTGGTCGCCCTAAGAAAGATAGATTTGCATAATGAAAGCAAATGAAATAATAGGCGAGGGCGTACTAGGAGGTATTGGTAAAGTCCTACAGAAAGTTGGCGGCAAGATGATTGATCGGTCTGCTGCCAATGCAGAAAAAGCTGCAGCTAAGTCTGCAGCAAAAGCAGCCGCAGAACCTGGAATACTAGGCAAGGCTGCTAATGCAGTTGCTTGGCCTATTAAGAATCCTGTCAAAGCAGCAGCACTTGGTGTTGCTGGATCTACAATACAAAACAAATTGACTGATCCATCTATGTCTTGGGGAAAAGCAGTTGGGCAAGGTGTTAAGAATGTTGGTGATTTTTTAGGCGATGTTTATTCCGGCGCCACCGGAGGCGAGTCTCCAATGAAAACAGTACAACGTCGTGTTGATGCTTTGCCAAATCCAGACAATCCAGAACCAGAGACCCCCGGCGTACAAGACGACGGAGATTATGTAAGTAAAATTCGTCAACGGTCGGCAGAACGTTTTGACGAATGGCCACCACAACAAAACGAAAATATAAAAAAAAAGTTTGCAATAACTGAAAAAGAAAAGACTGAAAAAGAAGATCCTCTTGCTGCTATACAAAGAGGAATCTTTGGTCAAGAAAGTGGTTACGGCAAAGCAAAAACCAACAAACCTAATTATGCAGGGGCTGTAGGGCAGATGCAAATCATGCCAGGTACATTTGACTGGATCAAGAAGCTCAAATTGATACCACAAGATTATGATATTAATAATCCAAAACACAACAGAGAAGCCGGCAACGCACTAATTGCACACTATTACAAAAAATATCAAGGAGACCCTGCTAAAGTTGCTGCGGCATATTACGGAGGTCCGGGTGCTATTAATAAAGATGGCACTATTAATACACATTGGCGAGATAGAAAAAATTCAAAAGCACCAACAGTTGGCCAATACATTGATCAAACTTTAGCAAAAGCAAACTTACCAGTAGCCGGAGCTACAATGGCAGCAGTTGATATACCCAAGGGACGTGGTGCCAAACCATCTGAGCCAATTACTAAAGCTAAAATTCAAAAACCGCATTACATTTCTACCGGTCCAGGACATGATGAAGCAATAGCACAAGCAGATATTGAGCTGGCTGCTAAAAGAGCTGCAGCACAAAGAATACCAACAGGCCCAGAGCCTGAAGGTATATCAGCAAATACAGATAAGTCACCTGAACAGAAAAAAAATGCAACGCAACTAAGAGTATCCAGTGGACCAGGACACGATGATGCAATAGCCCAAGCAGACAAGGAATTAGCTGCTAAAAGAGCTGCAGCATCACAAAAAAGTACTGGTGCAGCGACTCCAGCTCAGACAATTGGAGATCCTTTCAGAGCTCCAGAACCAGTAAATAAGCCTGAAGAAAAGCCTACTACTCCAATTGCAACTAGGGATACGCCTAAGGGCGATAGTGGGTGGGATAAGTTTATCAACACGGTTACGGTAGGAAGAGTACCGCCCGAGGAGAAGGAACGTATTCGTGTTCCCGAAGCTATAAATAAAGAACTACAGGATATTTTGCGCCTGGCAGGTAAACGATGAGAATATTAGATATCATCAGTCGTTCCTCTTTAAATGAAGCCGGGTCATGGCAGGATATCTACGCGGCCAACAAAAGTACTATAGCAGATCCTAACAAAATTCAAGTTGGTCAAAAAATTAATCTACCTGGCGGCGGCACATACACAGTACAAAAAGGCGATACATTAAGCAAGATTGCAAAACAACCATCAGGTGGTGGCGCAATGAGATCTGCACCCGCACAGCCTGCAACAACTCAACCTGCAGCACCATCATCAGGATTGCCAAAGAGCCAACAAGCAGCACAAGGTTCAATGCAAACTGCTGACGACTTTGTTCGTTCAATGGCTAATGCAGCAACGTTTGGTTATGCAGATAAGTTAGCAGCTAAGATGAGTAGTATGTTTGGTGGCGATGATTATAAGCAGTCACTGAGTAAAGAATATAGTAAAAGTGCTGAGGCGGGTAGACGTAGTCCTACAGCCAGCACAGCCGGAGAAATTGCAGGTACAGTAGCAAGTCCGGCATTTGCTGGTGGTGCTGCATTAGGTACAAAAGCATTAGCCAAAGTAGCACCCAATGTTGGTAAACTAGGTCAGTTTGCGGCAGGTACCGCAGGCGGCATAGCAGCAGACACAGCCGCAGAAAAAGCAGCCAAAGCAGTGGATCCAAATAATCCCTGGATAGATGAAAGCGATAAAATGAAAAGCAAAGAAATTATAACTAAAGAGGGCAGAGTAAGTGCTGCAGCAAAAGCGGCCAAACTTGCTAATTCCGGGATCGGAAGATTTGCCAAAGCTGGAACTCCTGTTGGTGGTGCGTTAAGCACTGAACTTCCTAGTGTTATGCGTAGAGGTGGACAAACTTGGGAACGAGTGCCCGGTGTGTCGGAACCTATGTATAAAAGCGGAAGCCAAGTATCACACTACGATGATATTACCAAGGCTGCTAAATCTTCTGTTGCTGGCGGAGAAAAAGCTGCTGCAGCAGTTGCTGGAGGAGAAAAACTTGCTGCTAAAGGTGGTAAACCACTAAGTAGAGGTGCTACTGCCGCTGCTGCTGCAGCAGCTGGTGGACTGGTGGGCTACGGGCTTGCCAATAAAGAAAAAGGACAAGGTACAGCACCTACAGCAGATACAACATCAACACCAGATTCTTCAAGACCAAGTTCTAGACCAAATTCAGCTTCAACTACACCTAATCCACCTGCAGCAGATTCTGGAACTGCACAACCAGCC